ACATCAAGATCAAAATTAAAAACAGCATGAAGCTTGTTGTAAAAATCTTGTGGAGTAGCCCAAATATCCGTTCTGTTTTCAGCTAACCCAAAAAGTTCATTGTTTGCCATTGAAGTCACACCCCACCCCCTACGCCTTGCTCATCAGTTCTGATTGACGCAAAACGACAAATATCTAAACGATCCAAAACACGCACCACGCCTTTTTTGCCATGGCGGTTTTTAGCTACGATAATTTCTGTGATGCCACTCGGAAGATCGTCATCACTGTTCATAACTGGATTCACCAATAGGATTTGATCTGCATCCTGCTCGATCTGACCTGACTCTTTTAAATCAGAAGCTTTGGGGCGTTTCCCTTTCTCTGATTCTCGATTCAACTGAGCTAATGCAATCACTGGGCAATCAAACTCTTTCGCCAGTGCTTTCAAATCACGGCTAATTGAACTCACTTCTTGATAGCGGTCTTTCTTGCTCGGATCCCGAACTAGCTGAAGGTAATCAATGATGATGCAGCCCAATTTCTTGTACTTACGCTTTGCCTTACGTGCATAAGAGTGAATCTCTGCAATGGTCGGCTTTTGCTTGTCTTCAATGTGGATTGGTAGCCCTGCAAATCGATCCTGCGCTCCTGCGAACTCCATGAGCATGCCATCGAAGATTTCAGCATTATGGATGTTGTCATAAGGAATACTGGTCAAAGCTGAAATACAGCGATTTGTGAAGGTCTCAACGTCCATTTCAGCAGATACCACTAAAACAGCTTCACGGAACTGCATAGCAGTCTGAATAGAAACCATTTGAGCCAGTGTTGATTTACCAGAACCAGGACGACCACCGATCACACAGAAATGACCTTTTTGGATTGTGCCAACAAGGTTGTCTAATTGGATGAGGTTGAATTTCACCCCTGTATACTGCTTGCTTGCTTTCGCCTCAGCTTTCTCAAGCAATTGCTTGCCAGCGCGTTTCAATGCCTCTTCAAAGGTAAAGCTCGATTTATCTGCCTTCTCGCTTGCTACGGAGCCGCCAAGGATGTTTTCGGCAGCGTTATGGATATCAGGGACGGTTAAATCCTTTGCCACCTCAGAAATGCTTAAACCGATCTTTTCAACTTCACGGTGAGCTTTGAACTTGTTGAGTTCAGCGACATAAGACTCAAGGTTATAAAAACTTGAAGGCGCTTCACTTGCCATCTGAGACAGGTATTCAGAACCACCTGTCAAATGCAGCATGTTATTTTGCTTGAGCTGTTGTTCAACCATCACCAAGTCATAAGGCTTGTTTTCAACCGCCAAGCCTTCGATTGCGCTAAAAATCTGCTTGTGGCGTTCAGGGAAGAAACACTCTGCGCTAATGTCGTTTGCAACCAATTCAAATGAATCAGATACAGTCATCAATGCTACAAGTACTGCTTGCTCCATTGGGATATTGTGGATATGTGACATTACCAGTCCCCCTTATCTTCAACGAAGTTTTGAGGGATTACTGATTGAGCATTTTGTTTATAGGCGGTCAGGTCTATGTTATTCAGCCAACCCGCATTGAATCCCTGCCAATTTCTCTCTACACAAATTTGCAAAGCTGTATTCACATCAAGATTTGATTTATTCAGCTCACGAACAAATCCCTTGAATGAAGTTTCAGTATTTGATGCTTTCTTAATTTTTCGCACAGATAACCAGTCGGAAATCAATTGATCATTTGCCCCAAGATTTTTTAATTCCTGAGCAAAATTGAACTTAATATTATTGTTAGATTCCTTTTTAGTTCCTTTTAGGTTCTGTGTACCGTTTTTGGTACTGTTATGTGGTAAAAACGGTACTGTTTCATGGTAATTTTGGGACTGTTCCGTTTTTGGTACTGTTCCAATATTGGTACTGTTTATTTCCTCATCTTCACGAGTCTTAACACCCAACAAGCGATAAACAACAACTTGCTTTGTTATGCCTTTTTTATGGCCTGTATCTTCAATCAATCCAAGTTGAATTAATTCACCAATCACCTTCATGATTGTTTTTCGATTTAATTTTGTATCCTTGGTGATTCGTGCAACAGATGGAAAACAGGTGTGATATTCACCAGCACGATCTGCAAGAGAAAGCAAAACAAGTCTTTGTGATGAATTTTCAACTGGCGCAATCCAAGCCCAACGAGTAGCATCAACGCTCATTGTTTTTCCCCCATTGCTTTTTAAGGGCATTGAGATATTTCTCCCCTGTCATTTTTACCGATTGCACATAAACATTTTGTGCAACAGGTTTTTCTTGCTTACTCATGCAACAACCCCCTCGCTCACAAGCTTCTCAATTACCCATGCTTCACCTTTGGTGGTGAACATTGGTTGAGAATATCCAAGCTCGGTTTGCTTGAGCTCACCCAAGCCTTTATCGATAAACCATTGCTGAAATACACGTGCGCGCTTAACACCACGGCTGTAGACATCAAGAACATCAAGCAGCTTATTCATTGCCATGGCAGACATACCGATCTTTTGTGCAACTTGTGTTGCATTGAGAAGCGTGTCGCGCACTACGATTTTGTCGTAGTAGGTGACTTTTGGTGCTGCTAGCTCTAATTGGCGCGCTTGGTCTGCTGCTAGTTGAAGCGCTTCTGCGAAGGTTTGAGGCAACTGCGGTTGAGAGTTTTCGAGCTGCTTCCATCGCTGAATAACTCGATTGCGCAAAACAATGCTGTAACCAGTAACCAAAGTCATTGTTAATTCTTCATCTAACAAATATTCAGTTTGTTGGCGGTTCATGCTGTCGAAATAGATGCCACCAAATTTGGATGCATCTAAATTAAGGTCATTAAACATTACTTCGCAGTCGCGCTTAACGTGGAAGTGCTCTTTATCGCAAAGTTGAGCGATTTCACGGCTCGACATGGTTTTTTGATTTTGTGTAAATTGTGCTAACATATTCACTGTTCTTTACCCTCCAAAGTGTTTTGAACAATTGGCTCATCTGCTCCAACAGATGGGCTTTTATTTTGTTGGTGCACCAAGGTGCCCAAAGTACCCTTTGCTCTCTCACGCGCTCTTGCCATACGCTCATACTTAGCATCTTCAGCAAGTAGAGCTTTCGCTATGACCTCACGCACCCAGCTACATGAATCCTGCTCATACGTCTCGCTAGCAGCGATAATGCCATCGAGCATTTCATGTGTGATTTTTAGGGTTTTCGGGACAATGTATTTGCCGCCCAAATATCCCTTTTCGATAGCTTCTTTCAATTCATCTACCCCCATAACTAGCTCACTTTTTCTGATCTTTGCTTGTCGTTCATGCGGTATTGGCGAAGCTCCAAAGCATCCTGAATGTGCTGCGGTACTTTCCCGCCCCACAAATAGATTGTTTGTCGCGCGCCAGTTCTTAGGATTCCAATTTTTGCCAAAGCTTCAGCTAGCTTTTGATCTGAATCAGCATCGAAATACTTCTTAAGATCAGCTACAGAAGAAAAGTCCATGGTAAAAAGTCCTTAACTAAAATGTTAAATATAATTTACCACACGTAAAATACATTTACAACGCTACTTGTTAAAATGTTTTTACATTGAGATAAGGAAATGCCTGTGAGTATCGGTGAAAGAATTTCAAAATTAATGCTTGATATAGATGTGAGTAACGCGAAGCTTGCTCGCATGGTCGGGGTGTCTCGCCCAACAATAGGGAATTGGATAGATGGAAAGTCGACTCCGACGGGCGAGAATCTTACAAATCTAGCTAATGCTCTAAAGGTAGATCCCAACTGGTTAATGTCCGGCAAAGAGTCTAGGGTGCGACTTGACAACAATGTGGATCTTTCTGAAAGAATACCTTTCGAGGGTCGCCCTATTCCTGTTATCTCTTGGGTTGCAGCAGGTTCACTTTCATCAATTGAGACTGTTTTAAAAGACACTGAAATAGACGAGTGGTTACCACCAAACAAAGACTGTGGAAAGAATGGTTACGGCTTAAAAGTAACTGGAATGTCAATGTCGCCATACTTTCTTCCTGATGACCGTATATATGTAAATCCAGATGTGCAAACTTTTGATTTGCAAACTGGCGACCTAGTAATTATTGCGTGTTATGGGGAAACAGAAGCGACTTTTAAGAAGTTAATTATTGAGGGTGATAATAAGTACTTACAGCCATTAAATCCCAATTGGCCTGATCAAATTATAAAACTTAGCGAAGATTGCCGATTGGTTGGCAAGGTCGTTGGCTTGTATAGAAAGATTTGACATCAAATATCATTTTCTGGCCCACCAACAAGGTGGGCTTTTCTTTTACTCGTGAAAATAAGAAATTCAAAAAACGAAAAACGTTAAATTTATTTTACTAATACGCTTTACAACTTGTTAAATGTATTTTACTATAAACCTCGTAAACAAAAAAAAGCCCGCAGACGGTCAAATCAGGCGGGCTTAAACTACACGAGGTCATTATGAATCAAACCATCAAACATAGTCAAATGCCGAAGTTCGTAAAGAACCCAAGCTGCACGACTTCACATCTATACCAGCACCCTACCGCTGCCAACACAGTCCAGTACAAATCATCGGGTCTAGCCCCTGCTGCACTAATCGCAATTGCCTTATGTGCGGCAATTATCTCAGGTTTTACAAGCTGCTCAGCGGATCAACATGCGGCGGCTGCTCAAATTGCGCAGATTAAAGGAGTTAAGTGATGTTTTATAAAACTGAAAATCCAGAAGTATTGGCAGCCTTTAATAAATTTAATACTGATCGTGCAGCCCTACGTGATTCCGCTGATGCTTTTGCTGCTGAG